GCGTGATTCGCTACAGAAAATTTATGATGAGCATGGGGTCTTGGTCCGACGAGCGCATATTGACTGGGTTGATATGACTTGCCACGGCACAGGCCCGCGCCACGTGGTCGAGCGCGTCGAACTGGACACCTCGAAAGCGTTTCCCTTGAGCGCATAGCGACTTTTCCGAGACAAACCACGCCACGAACGGACAGGGAGAGACAGATGGACCTTGAGCGTTTGAATGGATCTGCTAGGGTGCCGGCTCATGCATCCGGAGCGTCCGCATGAAGTGGCTGAAAGCCTTCGATCTGCTCGACGGCGTCCTGGTGCTCGCCTTCTCACTGCTGACGCTCGGCGCGTGGCTCCTCTGGGGGCCCGGATGGGCCTGCCTGATGTTGGGCGGCCTCTTGCTCGGCCTGGTGCTCGTCGGCGTCCCCACGCCCCACAAATCCTAAGGGGTGGCTGACATGGGGCTCACCGCGCGCCTCATGGAACAGCGCAGTCAACTCACCACCCTGAAAGATCCGGCGAAGTGGCTGCTCGATTGGTGGACCGGCGGCGCGAGTGCCGCCGGCGTCACCGTCACGAGCGAATCGGCCCGGCGCATTGCCGCCGTCTGGTGCGCGGTCCGCATCCTCTCGGAGTCGGTCGCGTCCCTGCCCGTGTTCGTCTTCCGGCGCCGACCCGACGGCAAAGGGAAGGATCGGCAGCCGGACAACCCGCTGCATCGCCTCCTGCACGATCAGCCAAACCCCTGGCAAACGAGCTTCGAATGGCGTGAGATGCAGCAGGGGCACCTCACGCTCCGCGGCAACGCCTATAGCGAAATCGTCTACGATCGCCGCGGCGGCATCCGGATGCTGGTGCCGAGGCACCCGGACCGGATGCGGGTCTACGATCTCTCGCACGAATCCATCGGCGATCAGCCGCTCGTCTACGAATACACCCCGGCGCGCGGCCCGTCTCGGTTTCTCTTTGCCGACGAAGTGCTGCACCTGAAGGGCTTGTCGGATGACGGCTTCGTGGGCTTGAGTCCCATTCAGGAGTTTCGCGAAACCCTCGGGCTGTCGATCGGCACGGAAACCTACGCGGCGAAATACTTCGGCAACTACGCCAATCCGGGCGGCGTGCTCACGCATCCGAAGAATTTGAGCAAGGATGCCGTGACGCGGCTGCGGGCGCAATGGGAGCAGAAGCAGTCGGGCATCGAGAACGCGCACAAGCTCGTGGTGCTCGAAGAGGGCCTCTCGTGGACCGCCATCGGGGTGAAGCCGCAGGACAGCCAGTTGCTCGAAAGCCGAAAATTCTCCGTGACCGAAATCGCCCGCATCTTCCGTATTCCGCCGCATCTCCTGGCCGATCTGGAACGGGCGACGTTCAGCAATATCGAACAGCAGTCGATCGAGTTCGTCATGCACACGTTGCGTCCCTGGCTCGTCCGGTGGGAGCAGCGGCTGGCGCTGGCGCTCTTGACGCCGCAGGAACGGCGCGACGGACTCTTCATCGAATTCAACGTCGACGGCCAACTCCGCGGCGACATCAAGAGCCGCTATGGCGCCTACGCCGTGGGGCGTCAATGGGGCTGGCTGTCGCCGAACGACGTGCGCGCGCTCGAGAACATGAACCCGCGCGACGATGCCGGCGGGGACGCCTATCACGAGCCGTTGAACATGCAGTCGTCGCAGGCCCCCGCGCCGGCGCCGGAGGACGATCCGGACACGAAAGGAGTCTCCGCATGACGATCGAACGCCGCATCCTGAGCAGCCAGCTGGAAGTCCGCACCGAGGGCGATGTGCGCACACTCGTCGGGCATGCCGCCGTCTTCAATCGCGACAGTGAGCTGCTCTACGGCAGCTTCATCGAGCGCATCGCGCCCGGCGCGTTCGCCAAATCCCTCGCCAAGCCGGACGACGTGCGCGCGTTGATCAATCACGATCCGAATCTCATTCTGGGCCGCAACCTCAGCGGGACCTTGACGCTGCGCGAAGACGAGACGGGCCTGCGCGTGGAAATCGATCCGCCCAAGACGAGCTATGCGGCCGATCTGCTCGAAAGCACCCGCCGCGGGGACATTTCGCAAATGAGTTTCGGCTTCGAAACGATCAAAGACCAGTGGGAGCGCGGGCAGAACGGCGCCCCGGACATTCGCACGCTGATCGAAGTCAAGCTGTTCGACGTGAGCCCGGTGACGTTTCCCGCGTATCCCGATACGGATGTCGCCGTGCGGAGTCACGAGGCCTTTCTGCAGTCGCAGGCGCCGGTCGCCGAGGATCTGGAAGTGCGCCGCCGCCGCAATGAACTGGAAGCCGTCGCCTAAGCCATGTTGGAGCTCCCCAACAAACCGCGGTTCCGTCCGGGCGAAGTGCCGCGGCATTTGCCGTTGAGCCGCAGCCGCGTCTACCAACTCATCGACGAAGGCAAGATCTATCCCGTCGACCGCTGCGGGAAGAAAATCATCATCCCCCGCGATTCCCTCGTCAGTTTCCTCCGCGCCTCCGACCCCACGCACGATTCTGTCTAATTCGTCCAGTTCGTCTAATCCCTCTGCGGTGAACGGTGGCAGGGTGGGGCCATGCACTGAGTGCACCCACCTTACACAGGAGACCACCTATGCTGCAGGCCAAAGTGCGGGAGCTGTTGGACAAGCGCAATCGGCTCATTCAAGCGGGGCGCGACCTGTACAAGAAGATCGAAGACGAGAAGCGGTCGATCACCGCCGAAGAGCGCGCGGCCGACGATGCGCGGCTCACGGAGATCGGCGATCTGGGCAAGGACATCGAGCGGCTCGAGCGCCAGATCGAATTGGAACGTGACGCGGCCGCCTCGGCGGTGCGTACCGGCCTGCCGGACGCAGGAGCCCGCACGGACGAGTCGGCGGAGCGCGAGCATCGGTCGCGGCTCGTCGCGCATCGCGCCCGGCTGTCGCGTCTGATGACCGTCGCGGGCGACGGCGACCAGCGCCGCGTCGCCTTTACGGATCGCAGTGTCGAGGCGCGCGCCTCCCTGGCCTATAGCGTCAACCATGAGCGGTACTTGGCCGGGTCGATCGACGATCGGCAATTGCGCGCCCTGGCCGCCGATGTGGCCATTGCCGGCGGCTACCTCGTGGCCCCCATGCAGATGACGATGGATCTGATCCAAGCCGTCGACGATCTCGTGTTCATCCGGAAGATGGCCACCAAGCACTTCGTCGGCAATGCCGACGGTGTGGGCATGCCGTCCTTGGATGCCGATCCGGCGGACTCCGACTGGACGGCCGAAATCGCCACCGGCAGCGAAGACTCCGCCATGCAGTTCGGCCGGCGCGAACTGAAGCCCTATCCGTTGGCGAAGCGCATCAAAGTCAGCAAGAAGCTGCTCCGCACCAGCCTCATGGACGCGGAAAGCTTGGTGCGCACACGCTTGGCCTACAAGTTCGGTGCCACCGAGGAAAAAGCCTTCCTGCTCGGCCACGGCGCCAACCAACCGCTCGGTGTCTTCACAGCGTCGAACGACGGCATTCCGACCACGCGCGATGTCCTCACCGGCTCGGCGACGGATTTCACCTTCGATGGCTTGCTGGATGCGCTCTACGCCCTCAAGGGTGCCTATTGGAATCGTCCCAGCACGGCCTGGGGCTTTCATCGCGACGGGTTGAAGCGGATCGCCAAGCTCAAAGATTCCCAGAACCGCTACCTGTGGGAGCCCTCGCAGCAGGTCGGCCAACCCGATCGCATTAAGGGGGTGCCGCTGTTCATGAGCGAGTTCTTCCCGAACACCTTCACCACCGGGCAGTACGTCGGCATGTTGGCCGATTGGTCGTACTACCACATCGCCGATTCGCTGAACCTGTCGATCGAGCGGCTCAACGAGTTGTACGCCGAAACCAATCAAGTCGGCTACATCGGCCGGATGGAGCTCGACGGCATGCCGGTGTTGGCCGAAGCGTTCGTCCGGATCAAGACGAGCTAATTCCGCGCGAGGATCGACGGGACGAGACGACACCCACGACACGATGATCACTCACCCGTAAAGGGGGCACACCATGATGAATCTGTTGAAGGACGTGAAACTCACTCGGGTCATGAATGGCGTGGCGGCCGGCACGACGGTGCAGAACGGCAGCACGCTCGACATGAGCGGCTGGGACGGCGTGCTGTTCATTGCCATGCTCGGCACGTTGACGGCGACACAAGTCACCAGCCTCAAGGCTCAGCAGGGCAATCAATCGAACCTCTCCGATGCCGCCGATCTGGCCGGCACCCTGGTCGGCCCCTTGGCCGACGGGGACAGCAACAAGTGTCTCGTGCTCGACGTCTACCGCCCAACCGACCGCTATGTCCGCTGTGTCGTCAATCGGGCGACGGCCAACGCCGTCATCGACGGCGTCCTCGCCGTGCAGTACCGCGGCAAAAAAGCCCCGGTGTCGCAAGACACGGCGACCATCGCGTTCAACGAGCAGCATGTGTCGCCGGCCGAAGGGACGGCCTAGGACCAGACGCACGCTGCACAGACCCCTGGCGGCTCGGCTTCTGCCGGGCCGCCGCCCCGACCGCTGGAGGTGACGCATGCTGTTGAAGTTTCGCACCTACTCCGCGCATCCCGACTATGGCACGGCGAAGCCGGGTCAAGTCGTCAATGTGCCGGATCACTTAGGCAAGGCCTTGATCGACGGGAAATACGCGGACGCGGTGACGCGGGAATCCACGGCCGTGTCCGGTGGCGAAACGGCCATGCAGTCGGAGACGACCAAGAAAGGGCGGGGGGAGTCCCGCTAAGGCGCCATGCCCCTCACCACCGTCAGCGCCTGCAAAGCCTTTCGCAGCATCCCTGGGGAGAACCAGGAGCACGACGCCGAATTGGCGCGGATTATTCCCGCCGTGCAGAGCTGGCTGGAGAAGTACTGCCAGCGGGCGTTCGACCAGGCCACCGTGACGGAATATTTTCACGGCGACGAATGGCGCGATCGCCTCCTTGTCGCCCGCCCGCCGATCACGAGTCTCACGAATCTCTGGGACGATCCCGCCCGGGTCTTTGCCACGCCGCTGGACCCGGCGACCTATGCGATCGACGACGCGAACGCGGGCGTCATTCGCTTACTCGACGGCCGCACGTTCAGCACGGGCCTGCGCAACATCAAGCTCACCTACCTCGGCGGGTTTGCCACCGTGCCGGCCGATCTGGAAGAAGCCGCGATCGAGCTCGTGTGGGCCACACGGATCAAAGGCGACAGCAACTTGATCGGCGTGCGCTCGCGGTCGATGGCGGACAGTAGCGTGCAGTTCATCAACTTGGATTGGGGCTCGCCGAACCTCGAGGCGGTGCTGAGCCGCTACCAGCTCAAGACGGGGGTGGCGTAATGGCCGTGCAAGTCAAGGTCAATGGGGCCGGGCTGTTGAATTACGCCAAAGCCGGACCCGCGGCCGTGAAAGAGGTCCGGGTCGCGATCGGGAAAATTCTGAACAAAGGCCGCACGACGGCGCGACAGCAGATCAGCAGCGACTTCACGGTGCGGACCGGGTTCCTGCGCCGCCAAGCGCGGAAGATGCAAACGCGCACCACGATCAAGCCTGCCGAGATCAAGGGCCAGGTGGCGCCGCTCCCGCGCCTCATGAACATCTTCGAACGGGGCGCCACATTGGCGAACGGGCGAGGGGTCTTGAGGCCACGTCCGGTGATTGCGCCGGCGGCGGCGGCGATGGAACGTGTCGCGGCTCAGGAAATCGAGAAGGTGTTGCAGCGGGTGATGCGATGAGCCAGCCGACGAGCAGTGTCCGCACGGCTGTCCGCGATGCGGTGATGCAGACCCTCGATCGGCGCCGGCGGCAAGACGGCGTCCGCGTCCCGGAGTACGACGTGCGCCCCATCTGGGCGACCCTCGAGGAGTGTGAGCGGTTTCCCACCTACTGCGTCCTCGTCACCGACGAGCAAGCGGGCGAGCGGAGCCAACGGGATGTCGAGAGTCTGCTGACCGTGAAGCTCGTGGTCTATGCCAAAGACGAGAAGGATCCCCGCCGGGTGCTCGATGCCGCCCTCGAAGATGTGCACGAGGCGCTGCTGTCGGTGCGGAACCAGCTGATCGAGCAGGCCATCGCCTGGAACCTGGCGTGGATCGAGACGACCGCCGACGAGGGAACAAGCGTCGCCCATCCGCACGCCCAAGCCATGGTGCGCTGGCACTGTCAGTTTCATCGAGCCCAGATCGGATCGTAACGACCAAGGAGGACGCGCATGCCCACGAAAGCCAAATCAGCCTACGGCACCAAGATCAAGATCGGCGACGGGCTGACGCCGGAGACGTTTACGGAAATTCCCGAGGTCGGCGACATCGAGGGCCCGGGGATTTCGCAGGAACATGAGGATGTCACCACGCACAGTTCGGCGGCCTCGGGCGCGAACCGGGAATTCATCCCGACGCTGCTCACCAATACCGACTGTGAGTTCGAACTGAACTACGACCATACCGAGCCGACGCATATCGCGCTCCGGGTGGCCTCGCAGAACCGGACGAAGAAGAATTTTCAGAAGGTCAATCCGGAGGGCACGGAAACGATTTCCTTTGCCGCCTACGTATCGGAGATGGCCTTTGCCGATCCGGTGGCCGGTGCCCGCAAGTTTCCCGTGACGTTGAAAGTCACCGGCGGGCTCACGTTTGCCTAGCGCGTGAGCGCCTCGACGCTGCGCGAACCATTCGACACCTCGTCGTTCATGAAGGAGGACTGACCAATGCCACGCACAACCATTCCTGCCGCGTCCATCATCACGCCGCTCGGCCCCTATCCCACGCTGCCGGTCACGGCTCTCGCGTTGGATTTGACCTGGCAGGCCGCGGACCCCACGAACCTCAACCAATTTGCGCTGGGCCAGGGGAAATACATCATCTTGGCGCGCAACGTCCACGCCACGACGGGCTACACCGTCACCTTCACCAGTTCGGTCGATGAGCGCAAGCGCACCGGCGACATCACCACCTATGCGCTGGCCGCCGGGAAGGTGATGGCGTTCTTGGTGGATCAGCAGGCGGGGTGGATCCAATCGGACGGCATGTTCTACCTCACCGGCAGCAATGCGAGCGTGGAGTTCTGCATCCTGCGCTTGCAGTAAGACACGGCCCCGCCGAGGCGCCGGCCGGCGCCTCGGCGAGACGCGCGCGAAAGGACCACATGGAAAACGGACACGAGTTGCTCAGCGCCGACGAAATTTTGGCGATGGACGATATTCCCGTCGAAGAAGTCGTCGTGCCGGAATGGAAGAACCGGAAGGTGCGGATTCGCGGTCTCAGCGCGGCCGCGAAGAATGCCTACCAGGCGTCCCTCGTCGAAACGAATGGGAAGAGCCGGAAGATCAAGTTGGAGCACATGACCGCCAAGCTGTTGGTGAAATGTCTGGTCAATGCCCAGCTGCAGCCGCTCTTTAGTGAGGCCCAGATCCTCCAGCTCGGCACGAAGAGCGCGATGGTGTTGGAGCGTCTCGCGCAGATCGCCAATCGGCTCTCCGGCATGGACGACGAGGAGAACGAGGCGATCCTAAAAAACTCCGACGCAGCCCAGACGAGCGATTCGCCCATCGCCTCGCGCTGAGTCTGGGGGAGCCGAACCCGGACAGGCTGCTCCAACGGATGTCGGGGCGTCGGTTCACCCGCTGGCAGCTCTATGAGCAAGTCGAGCCGTTTGGTGAACGGGCGGCGTACTGGCGAGCCGGGCAGATCTGCGCCACCTTCGCCAACATCCAGTGTCGGACCAAAAAGACGGATGAGGTCTTAACGGCGGAGGACTTCATGCCCGCCACGTTCCGGGATGAGGATCCTGAGCCGCCCGAGGGTCCCAGCGAATATCAGCGGATGAAAGCGCTCTCCGAACGCAGGACACGGTGACGCCATGGCCAACCGCATTGTGCTCGAATTGCTCGCCGACACGAACGGCTTGCTGAAGGGGCTGGATCAGGCCCAGCGGCAGGTCGACAAGTTCATGGCCGCCTCGCAGGCGGCCGGCCAAACGGTGGGCGGCACGCTCAATCGGGCGCTCGACGTCTTTGCGAACCTCGCCGCGGGCGGCGCCGCGGCGGCCGGCGTGCTCGCTGGAGGCATTCTGGCGGCCGGTGTGGCCGCCGGAACCATGACCTTGGCCACGGCCAAGCAAGTCGAAACCGTCGATCAATTGAGCCAGAAGACCGGGCTCGCCACGCAGACCATCCAGGGCTGGTCGGTCATCATGGCCGAAAACAGCTTTCAGGCCGAGTCGCTCACGACGGGCATGCGGACACTCTCGAAGCAGATCGTGGACGCGCACGATCCGGCCAGCAAAGCCGCCTCGCTCTTCGACGGCATGGGCATTTCGATCACGTCGCTGGGATCCACTGAATCGACCATTCGTGCGCTCGCCGACAAGTTTAAGCAGCTGCCCGATGGGCCCGAGAAGGCGCGCCTCGCCGTCGAGCTGTTCGGCAAAGCCGGACTTGATCTCATTCCGCTCTTGAATCGCGGCGCGGCGGCGTTCGATGCCTCGCGCCACGCGGCCGAGCGCTATGGCCTGGTGTTGTCGACCGATCAGGTCCAGGCGCTCAACGCGGCCGACGATGCGTCGGATCGGCTGGGGCAATCCATGCAGGGGCTCACGACCACGATGGCCGCGGCCTTTGCGCCCACGGTGGCCGCCACGATCGACCGCTTGACCCAGGCGGTGGTGTCCGCGCGGACCGCCGTGGCCAGTCTGACCGGCGCTATGAAAGCCACGGGACCGAATCATCCGCAAGAGATCCTCGGCGCCGAGATTGTGAAAAAAACCCAGGAAGACCTGGCGGCCGCGGAACAAGCGGAAGCCGAGTTTCAAGAGCGTCTGGGCCAGATGGCCCGCAATCGCTTTTTGCAAGAGCGCCAAGAGCAGGCCGCGCTCGGGCATGCGGAAGAAGCGCTCGGCAAGACGCAACTGGCCATCATTCAGCGGGTATCCAAAGAGCAGAATCTGGCGTTTGCGCAACAGGTAGAGCAAGCCGAGCAGCTGCAGCGGCTCCATGAAGGGCTCGGCCAAGGGACTATGGCCACCAGCGGCCCGTTCGTCGATTCCATCAAGGCCAAAGAGATGGCGGTCGAGAATCTGCTGCGGCTCATGCCCGAGCTGAATCGGGAAGAAGCCATTCTGCTCGACGCCAACCAATCGGAGAAGGGCCTGCGCATACTCCAACAATCCCAAGAGGCCTATGTCCATCGCAACGACACCCTCGACGACGCGGTGACGCTCACGAAGGCCGTCGATGAGGCCCAGCAAGCCCTCTATGCGCAGGAGCGCGCGGCCTTCGGGGCGTCCGATGCCGCTCGCCAGGTGCGCTTCACGCTCATCGAAGCCGAAGCGGCCCGGGAACGCCAACGGATCGAGGAGACGATCACCAATGAGCAGCGCAAAGCCATCGCCCTCGATGCGCTCGAAAACCAGTTGGACGCCAAGCGGCGCGCGGCCATTCAACAATTCCCCTCGTTCTTCGAGCAGCAGATGCAGGCGATCGTGAGCTCCAATGCCTTTTCGGTGGGGTCGATCGTGTCGAACTGGACCAATGGCATCGCGCAAATGGTCGTCCATGGCGGAAATTTGAAAGCCGCGTGGGAGCAGACGCAGGTTGCGCTCGTGCAGGCCGCATTGAATGCCGGTGTGCAGATGCTGGCACAGGCCGCCCTGTCGGCCGCGCAATCGATCGGCCTCGTCACGGCCACGGAGGCCGCGAAGACGGCGGCCACGGCGACGGGGGCGGCCACCCGCACCGCGATCACAAGCGCCGAAGCGACGGCGGAAGTCGGCCTTATGACCGGCGCGCAGACGACGATCCTCGCGATGTTCGCGACCGTGGGTGGGGCGCTCAAAGCCTTGTTCTTCGAAACGCTCGTCCCGGCGATCATCGCGGTCGGCAAGTTCATCATCGGGGTCCTCACCTCGATTGCCCTGGCCATGAAGGCCACCATTTTCGGCATTCCCGTCGGAATCGCCATTCTCGTCGGCGTGGCCGGCATCATCGCCGCACTCGCCGCCACCGGCAATCTCGGCTTCAAAGAGGGCGGCATCGGGGACTTTGGTTCCGGCACGCCGGCGACCCTCCACGGCAAGGAGGCCATCATTCCCTTGAACGAGCGCGGCGCGGCCTTCATGCGCGAGGCGTTTGGCGCCTCCGGCAGCCGCCGCGGCGTGGGCGATGTCTATCTCGACCGCCGCAAAGTCGGCCATGTGCTCGAGCGCGATCTGCGCAGCCGCGCCTATCGCGAAGCGGGAGTGATGGCATGAGTCCCTTCGGCGATGGACCGTTTGGCGATGGCGCGTTTGGCGACGATCTGGTCGGCGGGCCCGGCCCGCAGCCGGGGGCGCCGGAGGGCTTGGCGCTGCGCATCGGCCCGCGGACCGACGCGTTACAGTATCTGTTCTATCGGTCCTGGCGCATTCAGGAGCAGCTCAACGGGCGCAATACGTGCAGCTGCACGCTGCTGGCCGCCGACGGCTTTGCGCCGGTGCGCGGGCAGGAGTTCGTGCTCTCCCTCACGGAGCAGGGCGTTACGACGATTCTGTTTGCCGGCTCGATCTTCGAACGCAAGGTCCGCTTTCTCTCCGAAGGCCGCAACGACTATGTGCTCATCGAGCTGGAGTGTACCGATTGGAACCGTCTCGCCGACCGCCGGAAGATCGGCGAAGTGTACGAGGGGAAAACGCTGGGGTTCATCGTCCGTGACATCGTGGCCCAGACGCTCGCCGCCGAAGGCCTCACCGCGAACGGCGTGGAAGAGGGGCCGGTCCTCACGAAGGTCGTCTTCCCGAACCTGTCGGTCCAGCAGGCCTTCGATCAACTCTCCGAGGCGACCGGTTACTATTTCAATATCGATTATCTGAAAGACCTGAAAGTCTTTCAGCGCACCAGCAGCCAGGCGCCCTTTGCGATCGTCAACGGCGTCAACGCGGTGTTCCGCGACTTCCGCGAAGCGCAATCCCTCGCCCAATACCGCAACAGCGAATTCGTCGACGGGGGCAAAGGCCTCACCGCGCTGCGGACGGAATCGTTCAAGGGCGACGGCACGCGCCGCTCGTGGGACACGGAATATCCGCTCGCATCCATGCCCACGCTCTACATCAACAGCATCCAGGTCGATCCGGCTCGGATCGGCATCCGCGGGGTGGAAGACGACAAAGCGTTTTATTGGGCCAAGGGCGAAACGGCCGTCGGGCAAGCCGCCTCCGTGGCCAGCGTGACGCAGCCGCCGTTGACCGCCACCGACATTCTCACCGTGCAGTACATCGGGCTCTTCGACATCGCCACCGAGATCATCGACTTCGCGAAAGTGGCCGAGCGGCAGGCGATCGAGGGCGGCACCGGGCTCTACGAGCACGTGCACGTGGAGGACAGTTTGGACGGTGCCGACGTCGTGGCGGCGAAGGGGTTGGGCTTGCTCAAGCGCTATGGCCTCTCGAGCGACGTGGAATTCGAAACCGATGCCGACGGCCTGGCGATTGGCCAAGAACTGCCGATCACGATCAGTGAGCTTGGGATCACGAACCAGCCGTATCTGATTACGGCGATGGAAATTGAAAGCCTGGTGCTGTCGGAGCGCCGCTATCGGGTGCGCGCCTCCACCGGCGAAGTCAAGGACACGTTCAAAACGTTCTGGCAGAAGGTCTTCGAAAAGAATCCGATCACCATTCGCGAAGAGGCGGTCGTGCAGACCGTCTCGCCGCTGTTCGAAACGGCCATGGTCGGCGAAGTGCTCACGGCCACGCTGGCGGACTATGCCGACCGGGATTGGGGCGACTCCGAGATGGGGGTGGACGAATGGGCGAACCCCTAGTGCGCCTCGAATACCCCCTGCACGAGGCGGCCCTGGCGGTCGGCGTCGTCACGGTGCGCGAGTACGACGCGCGGACGGGCCGGCTGCTCGATGAGATCGTCCGCCGCAATGTGCTCACGTTGGCGGGGAAGCGGGCCTGGTGTGAGTTGTTGTTCGGCATTGTCACGCCGGTGATCGCGGGCGTCGCCTTCGGCGACAACAACACGCCCGCCACAAAAACCGATGCCACGCTCTACAGCGAGAACATTCGCTTGCCGCTGACGTCGTTCGGGCCCACGGCGACGGATGACGGCACCAGCGGGAAGATGACCGCCGTGTGTGTGATGGGCAGCACGCAGGGCAACGGCTTCACCTATCGCGAGCTCAGCTTCGTGCGTTCGCTCACGGCCGGAGCCGCCGATCTGTTCAACCGCGTGGTGATTCCCGACAAGGCGAAGACCAGCAGCAAGATTCTCACGGCGCAATTGGATCTGACCCTGACCTAAGCATGGGCACGACAACGATCACGGGCCCGCAGGTGTGGCCGACCCAGAACGATCTCTATGGATCGGGTGTGTCGGGCAGCACGGGCGACGGCAAGAAACACCGGGAAAAACAATGGCGCAAGGTGGCGCTGCCGCTGGGTCGCGGCAACAATGCTGTGCTCTCCGGGGGCACGCTCCCCGCGACGGATCCGGATCTCACCATTCAAGTCGCCGCCGGGAAGGCCATCATCGACGGGCATTACGTGGAATGGCCCGCCACGAACGTCACGCTGCCGGCGAGCAGCACGAGCCATCTGTTCGTGAAGCTGCAGTTCTCCGGCGACCTCATCACGGCCGTCGCGATCGAGGACAACACAAGCGATACGCCACCGGCCTCGTCGGTGAAGCTCGGGTCCGCGACGACCTCCGGCACGGCCGTGACGGCCACGAGCGACCATCGGATCTTGGGTCCCGGTGCACAGGAGATGTGGGCAGCGGGCGGCACCTATAAAGTGCCGGCCGGAATCTTTCGCGCCAAGATCCGCATCTGGGGTGCGTCCGGCGGCGGCGGCGGTGGTGGTGGCGGCTACGAAAGCGGCATCGGCAACGGGAACAGCGGGGGAACTGGCGGGGCGGGCGGTACGACCAGTCTAGGCTCGCTCCTCTCCGTGAATGGATCAACCGGCGGTGGTGGAGGCGGTGGCGGCACGAATTTTACCCCTGGTGCGAATGGCTCGCAAGGCACCGGCGGCACCTCGACGGGTGTGGTCTCTGTTCCGGCATCCGGGCGCCAGGGCGGACGAGGTGGGCGCGGCGGCGACGGCGTCGGCGGCAGCTATGGGGGGGACGGGGCTCCAGGCGGCTGGGGGAGCTATGCGGAAAAGATCGTGGACCTCACGCCCGGTGCGACGCACACCGTCACGATCGGAGCTGCCGGGACTGCGGGGTCTGCCGGGTCTGGAGGGTTCGGCAGTGGGAACGATGCGCAGGGCATCGCGGGAGAAGCCGGTCTCGCGGGGATCGTCGTGATCGAATATCTGTAGGAGGGGACATGCGTCGGGTCGTGTGGGCGCTCGTGAGTCTGCTCCTCATGCTGGCGTGGGCCGCCTCGAGCGGCTGGGCCGCCTTGCCGCCGACGCGCAATTTTGCGGTCGTCACGGCGAGCACCGGCTACGACAGCACGGCCACAACCATTGTGTTGTCGAGCGGCGACGGGGCCAAGCTGCCGAATCCGGGCACCGAAGGCGAGTTTTATCTCGTCTGGTGGAACGTCACCGACTATCCCGGAGGCCCGTCGAGCTCCACCGATCGCGAAATCATCCGCGTCACGGCGCGCTCGACCGACACGCTCACGATCGTCCGCGGCCAAGACGGCACGACGGCCGTCAATCACAACACTGCCGGCAAGACCTATCGCCTCACCCTCAGTTTTGTGAAGGCGATGTACGACAAAATCGGCACCGAGATCGCGGCAATTTCCGGCACCATTCCCAACGTCGTCGATTGCGCGGGGGCCTGTGCGACGGCGGTCTCCGGCATCGGCTCGAACGTGCGGACCTTGC